ATATCAGCTGCTGTCCATTGGTCCGCTGTAACAGGTACAGTGTAGCTTGATGCTGCTGGTGAAGTACGTGGGTCGTATGTGCCGCCATAATCAAAGCTTGGCTGAATAGTAAGTGATGTAGATGTATCAGCATTAACTTCTAGATTTATATCTCTAAATCTTTTCTTAGCTTGTGGTGATCCATAGCTATGATAAGAAGTTCTAATAAATGATGGCACTGATTCTCCATCGAAGCTAGTACCTGAATCAATCTTTCTTACATAGCCGTCTTCAAACCCGCCGTATACAACTTCAAATCCATTCTCATCTTCAGCAGAGCATACAGAATATAGTTGATGCTTTAAAGTAAACGGCATGATACCTCTATTCTGTCTATTAATATAAGTCATCGTAACACCTGTTTTATCATTAAAGAATAAACGGTATTGATTCTTTGCTCTAACCTTTACAGAGTTTATAGCTTTTTCTTTTTGTTGCTGCATATAAGGATCAATAGCATCAGATGCAACAGCTGCTTGGAAGTCACCAAACGCTTGAACTGTAAATATAGAAGTAAGCCCTCTATCATCCAGAAAGAATGTTTGATCCATTTTCTGCAGCGTATAGGGTATAGCTCCGGTTCCTTGATGAAATCTTTTGAGAGCCCAATCTAAAGCTGAAGAACCATACAGCATAAAAGTTTCATTTCTGGTAAAGATAGACATTACATCGTTTACTTCTGTTGAGAATCCTGACACAACATCACCAACAGAAAGCTCAGCAGCTCCAGTTATTACGCTCCATTTGTTAGGCGCTGCAATACTTGAATGTTGAATAGAGCCGCTTGGAAAAGAATAAAATAAATGTTTTGTGTGAGCTATAACATGCTGTGGTTTATCTACAGATGTGCCTGTGCTTATCTTTATAAACGTAGTACCGTCCCAAGAGAATCCCTTATCAACAGTATTAACACCATACATAGTAATGCCAGACGTGTTACCCCTAAAGTTATAGTTTATAAACTCATACTTACCGTCAGGATTAATTGTTTGTGCATATACAGTACCGTTAGCTTTTGCTACAGTAACGGAAGTTGGTTGAGATGCTCCATTAACTTCGGCTCTTTTAACTCCACCAACTGTAATGTCTTCTCCATCAGTCCATGTTCCACTATTGTTCTTTACTGAAAAGTATCCAGCAGCTGTTCCTGCTGCGATAGTTCCGCTAGTAATAACAACACTTGTTACTTCAGCAGTCTTTCCAGATGTTCCACCAGTAATAGTATCCCCAGGGCTTATCTCTATCGTTCCTATATCAAAAGAAAGAAGTGGCATTTGAAGATCTTCATCATCCACAAAGGTTCCAGATATATTAGTAAGAACCATTGTTCCTGAAGCGCCTGTTTCCCACAACCCATGATAACTAATGCCCTGAAGGTCTCCGCTTGCTCCACTAGTTGCACCAACTAAAGTTGTTGGGGTTCCTGTATCTCCAGGGGTAGGCTCTCCACTTGTAGTAGTACCATCAAAGTCTAACGCCTCACCAAGGTCAACCTCTGTCCATCCAGAAGAAGATGATTTATACATGCCAGCAGTTGCGCCACCAGTTTTATTTCTAAACGCATATATATCACCTTGATAAACCCATACACCTAATACAGAACCTTCTCCTGGGACTATATTTATTATACTTCTTTGGTCTTCTATAGCCTGCCTAAGTTCTGGAATAAGAGAAGCTTCAGCACTTGCATCCCTTAGTACAGGAGGACCAAATGCAACTGATGTTGCGTAAAGACCCATCAGCCAACCCTAATAACAGATAGTTGACCGTAGTTTAAATAAATATTTTGACTGCTCCCATTGTTATGTTTAATTCTTGGATACACATCAGTGTATGTAGTATGCCCAGTGCAATCTATAATACCTGAAGCAACAAAAGTTCCAACGTCATTTGCGTTAGTAATGTATTGGATTGCTTTGATTGCGGGAGCATCGACTGTTGATCCTCCAGTGTTATCGGTAGATACCATAGCAGTCCATATAATGTTTGCAGTAGCTGCTTGCTTTATGTACAAAGACATGTTTACCAAATAGAATCCTTTATCGTATATTCTAACTTGGTCATTAGCAAAATCAGCGTCAGCTCCAACAGTAGTTGAAGAAACTGTGCCAGTATCCTGAGCCACATCAGACCCTGAAGATCCTGCGGAAAAGTCTACTGTTACTGTTGTGCCATTTGCAATTGCTTGAACTGCGGGAGTTCCATCTCCTGCTGCATTGTTTATACATCCATATCCACCCATGCCTGATTCAACATACTGCCTTAACATCTGTGCAGTAATTGCTCCAGTGGTGTTGTCTGCAAAACTTGTGCCTGTTAAAACTGCTCTAGTTTTTCTTAAGGCTGTAGGTGTTCCCATTTAATTGTACTCCACATTGAATGCGCTTCCGAAAGCGCTGTCTGAATTTAAAAATAGCAAGGTTTCACCGTCTTGCAATGTTCCACTTGTTACTACAAAATAAATATATCCTTCTGCGTTTGATGTAGCAAAAGATCCCGCGCTAGAATCTCCAGTAACATCCTCTATACTAACTTGAAGTATTGTTCCAGTAGCTGCGCTTGTTTCACCCTTTACCATATCACCCGTAGATGGAATCTGAAGACTAAAAGCTGAACTATATGAGCTACTAAATACACTGTACTTAGATGTTCCTAAAGTAAAAGGTATTCTATAGTATACAACTTTAGAAGGAAGCGTTTGACCATCAGCTCTTTCATATCCATCTAGCCTTTGGTATCGACCTCTAATATCAACTTCAAAGTTGTCAGCAGATACACACTCCCCAGGACTTATAGATAAAGCAGGATCAACAAGGTTTATTCCACCAGTAAATGGAAAATACTTTGACTGAAGTCCTGAAGGAGCTAAACGACGATTTCTTAATTTTGTCATTCTGGCCTAACTGTATAATTAAATAAGTCTTGCACCTTAGAGAACCTTCTATTCTTTTGACCTGGAAGTTGATCGGCTTCTAGCTTGTCAAGCAAGTCTTCAAAAGAAGCTAATGCCCCGCTAAGTATTTCAGGAGCATCTTCATTCTCACCATAATATATTTTTGCTCTAGCAATAATCATATTGTGAAATCGTGGGGGAATAGAAGATATATCTGAATCTGCTGCTAATTCTGTTGGAACTCTGTAGTATTCTGTAGATATAGTTGTAGTAGAATCTGGGGTAGGCCAAACATCTATAACGTTATCAGGCTTAATAGAGAAAACTTCTGGAGTCCCTGAGTCTATTACGCCAAGCTTGTATTCAAGTCTATATGGCTCCCAATCCATAAAGTCTAACTGTTGATAGTTATCTGTAGCTTTACTAAAGACAATAGAGTCTAACTTCCAATTGCCTAAATTTGCTGGTGATGTTAGAGTGGACACTCCAACTGAAGGGGTTATAGTTGCTTCGCTCCAAAGATAATCCCAGTTAAACCACCTACGCTGTATATCTAGATCTGCGTTTTTAATGTAGCGAACAACAGAAAGCTCTTCTTCTGAAAGATCAGAAGCTGTTACACTTGATGGACCAGTTCCAGGAATACCTATATCTCTGGACATATCTTGGCATAATTGTAAGTATGTACTCATTTTAAGTTCTTCGCTATATCCATGTAAACTTTACCTACTGGTATTTTAGATGCACATAATGCACCACCTGTTTCTTTATCCCTAACACAAGTGTCAAATCCATGATGCATCTTATGACAAGGATAACACTCTGCTTCAAATGGCTCAAAGGTTGTGGTGTTATTCCAGTGCTTGCTTAAATTTTCTTTTGATGAGTGAGACAAGAACAAACTTTTATGCACTCTGCTGTAGTTAGAAACAGAGTTTAATACTCCTGTCTCTGGTCCTACAATTACATTGCATAGTTTTGCTAAAGCTAGAACATCTCTTATAGGCCACTCACCCGATGTAGTTATTACTCTGCTTTCTTTTTCCCATCCTTGCTCAAGAAGTTTACATGCATAATCACCTACTGTGATAAATGTAACATCTCTTCGCATATCAAGAAACCTAGCCATTAAAGCATCATTTCCAGGCCAGACTTTATGCACAGAAGATCCAGATAAAACATTCATAACAAGATGTTTAGTTTTTACTTTCTTCTTTTTCCAATCCCTCATTCTGGATTCTTCTTTTTTTGTTGGGTAGAATGATGTGTCAAACTCATGCTCTACACCAGCAATGTCATGCATTCTCTCCATGTAATTAACATTACATTGTGCATGAATATCTTCTTTATCCCATTTAAACTTTTCATCTCCTGGAATAAGAACTGGACCTTGTTCTAACTGAACCGTCCTGTCTCCAACAACTAATAGGGTTCCCTCTACAGATTCTGAAAATTGAATCACCTTGTCAAATAGCCCATCAAAATGCGCCCAGTAATCATCTAGTTTATCTGGATATATTTGATTAGTTCTTTGTAC